ATAGCGATATCGCGGCTGCCGTTGTTAATTCGCAGATCGCAGTTGCTTCGGCGACCTCCGGTTTGGGAACCAACGGACTCGCCGCGAACCAGATCGGCACGCCATCCGCCGCTGGCTACGCAATCGGAACCTACGGTGTTGCAATCACTCCGGATATCGTTCTGCAGGCTCGCCAGATCTTGCTGGATCAGGGCTGCCCGGACGACGGCGAGTTGTACGGTGTGTTGTCGACGCTTGCCAACCGCCAGTTGGTTGGTGCGCAGGCGACGTTGTTCAATCCGCTGACCGAGATCAACAAGGAATACCGCAAGGGATTCATCGGAACCTACGCCGGTATCGAATGGCACACGTCGCAGTCGCTCGTCAACCACACTAACGGCGTGCAGCCCACGCTGGTTGTGTCCGCTGGCGACTTGACCACTGGTTGGGCGGAATACGGGACTTTGACCGTGACCGCCACTGCTGGTGCGATCAATGCCGGTGACGTGTTCCAGGCCGCTGGTGTGTTCCTGGTCAATCCGTTGACCAAGCAGCCCACGGCGACGCTGGCGCAGTTCCAGGTGACCCAGGGGTACGCGATCGGTGTGACTTCGGTGCAGGTTTCTCCCGCTCCGATTTCCGCCGGCCAATACCAGAATATCAGCGCGACGCTTAACGGCGTTACGTTGTCGTTGACCGGTGGCGCTACGCTGGGTGCCGCAGGCGAAGGTCTCGGTGGTGTGGAATCGCTGGTCTTCCATCGCGAAGCCATCGTGATCACGTCGCCGAAACTGGAAGTGCCCAAGAACGAAGAGATGGCGGAAATGATCAGCGACGAAGATGCTCCCATCTTCCGCATGCGTTTCCTGCGTTCGTTCGATGCGCTCGGTGTGTCCGGCGTGAATGGATCCGGTGGAGTCGGTTCCTCGGGTCCTGGATGGGTGTCGCGTCTCGACACTATCTGGGGCGTCAAGACCGCCCAGTGCTCTTGGATCATCCGTATCCGCAACTAAGAACCAAGGTCGTGCGCACCGTTAAGCGGGGCACGGCCTTTCTGCGTTTGGAGGGAACATGATCGCTGAATCTACCGTATACTCGCTTGTATTCCAAGCTCTTCGCAGTGCGAACATCGTGTCGTTAGGTGATCCTGTTCCTAACTCCATCTTTCAGGAAGCATTGTTGCTTCTCAATTCGATTCGTGCCGGACTCGGCCTGAACACGAAGAACTACGTGATCTACGACCAAACCTGTCAAGTCACGCAGAACCAGGCAAGCATTGCGCTCGGACCCTTGGGCGACATCACCTTGCGTCCGGCGAGCATTACGCAAGTCGTGATAACGTTCGGAACGATTCCAGGTGGCGTCAACGTATCCATTCCGATTCAACCGTACGAAACTTACCGCGCGCTCTCGTTGACGCAAGTATTCGCCATTCCACAAGTCGCATATCCGGACACGTCGTATCCCGTCCAAAACATCTGGTTCTACCCTGGCATCTCGACCGGTTACTCTGTGCGTGTACAAGGCACGGCGTACATGACGGATTACGAGACGATCGCGGATCCGTACATGGATCCTCCGGAATACTGGGAGCCGCTTTGCAATCTACTGGCCACACGTCTCGCCCCGAGATACGGAACGCAATGCGCGCCAGATGTATACCCGATCGCCAAAGCTGCGATGGATAACATCCGTGATCATATGTTCGCGTCGCGCCTCAAGCAGATGAAGAACGGTCTCGGCAGCAGCGAAGGTTCTGGCGTCAACTTCTGGAGCGGGATGTAATGGCAGCTTACGCGCCAGCGCAACCGATCAGCATTCCGCTCGGCGACAAACCGTTCTCGACGGCTTACTATTCTGTTGGACAAGAAGTCTGCCAGAATATGTACTTGGAGAACGCGCAAAGCGAGAACGCTAAGGCGCAGTATTACTTATTGAAGATACCTGGTCTTCGTCGCTTCGGCAGCATTCCAGCGATGAATCTCGGCGCTTGCAGAATGAATAGGACGATGAGCAACTTGCGCACGTTCTTGGTGCTTGGCAATGCGCTTGTCGAACTCAACGCCGATGGATCATTGACTACCCGCGGCTACTTGAACACGTTCAACGGTGTCGTGTACGCTGCGGACAACGGCAATCTATTGATGCTCGTCGACGGAACGAACGGTTGGATTCTTCGCTACTCCGACAACAACTTCACGCAGATCCAAGATCCTAACTTTCCTGGCGTATCCGCGGGAACAGTCGCTCCGACGTTCGTCACGTACAACGACACCTACTTCATCGTCAATCTTCCGAATAGCAACCAGTTCTACTACAGTTACACCTACTACATGTCGCAAGCCAGTGATCTAACGAAGACGCCGTATGATCCCGCGGTGCAAACTGGATACTGGAACCCGCTCAATTCGGCGGAGAAGATCGGCTACGCGGACAACATCTCCGCGATCATCAATTGCAACGATTACATCTGGGCGCTCGGCTACAACACAATCGAGTTGTTCTACGATACCGGAAACAGCAATGGAGAACTGTACGCGCGCTACCAAGGCGCCGTATTGAACGTAGGTTGCAAAGCCCCTTACAGCGTTGCCATCTACCAGAACAACATCTTCTTCCTTGGCAGCGACAACACCGGCACGATCGGCGTATTCTCCAACGACGGCATGAATCCGCAGCGCATAAGCACTCGTGGTATCGAGCAGCTTATCGAGAGCATGGGCAACTACAGCGACTGCATTGGATTCACGTACGCGCAGTCTGGCCATAGCTTCTACGTGATGCAGTTTCCGTCAGCGAATGCGACACTCGTCTACGACACGGTCACCAACGCTTGGCACCAACGCAGCAAACTAATCGCCGCGACTGGTCAACTTGTGCGCTGGGATGGAATGTTCGCGAGTTCGAATTTCGACAAGCTGATCATGGGCGATGCCGCTACGTCTGCAGTCTACCAGTTGGATCCGACGTACCAGCAAAACGACAACCCGATGGATAGCGGTGTGAACTATATCCGTTGTGTTAAGACTCCTCCGCTGAACTTCGTGAACGGGCAGTGGGTTATTTATCATCGCGTGCAGATTATTTGCAACCAAGGCTCGGGAACGGCCGTGAATACTGCAGCTGGCGTCGGTATCGATCCGCAAGTGCAGTTGGCTTGGAGCGACGACGGCGGACAAACGTGGTCCAACGAATTGAGCTCGCCGATCGGTGAGCAAGGAAACTACGGCACGAGAACGATGTACTGGGCTTTGGGCCGCAGCCGTAATCGCCAGTACCGTATCGTGATGACGGATCCAGTTCCATTCATTCTCGTGCTTATGATCGCCTGGGTCTCGCCGGGGGACTGATGGCACAACCTACCGTAAACCTGTTCCCGATTCCTACAGATACGCCGATAAGCGATTCTGGTGGGCGCCAGGGGATGTTCGGATCCATCTGGCTTCGCTTCTGGAAGTCAATTTCCGACAAGCAAATCTCCGAGAACATCGTATCGAATCTCCCATCAAACATCGCTTTCAAGTTCGTTCTTGTCGGTACAGTTTGCACGTGCAACTGGTACGTGACAACGGAACCAGCTTCGGATACACAAATCATCTTGCCGTACACTTCGTTGCTTGCGTTTGAGGCTAACGGCGTTGTTTATCCACCGAAAACAACTTCAATAACGATTCCTAAAGCAGTCACGTTCTTGCAATTCGACTACGTGGCGAGTCCAACAAAGTGAGGATGTAATGGCATCTACAGGCGTAGGACTCGCGCAGTCCGGATCATTGCTCGCCGGGCCGATCGTCGGTGGTATCGGCAATGCGCAAGATATCTCGGACGGCTCTCAGCAATACAATTCTGCGATAAACGCCGGTTCGAATCTCCTCAACCAGGGGATGCAAGGCGCAGACACCGCCTTCAATCCGTATACATCGACTGGATCTACTGCGATAAATAACGAAGCCAACGCGATTAATACGCGTACGCAGGCTCCGAATGCCGCGGTTACGGACAACAGTTCACAGAACGCGATCGCAAATTATCTCAATCCATCGTCCACGTATTCCATCAACCAGGCGGACAACGCGATACAATCGGCTGGCATCGCAGGTGGGGCGGTAGGCGGTGGCCTGCTGAAAGCGCTATCCAACAACGCCAACCAGATGGGGCAGACGAACTACAACAACGCGTACAACCAGATGTTGCAAGGCAACCAGTTGACGAATACGCAGCAGAATACGAATGCGCAAAATACAAACAACTTCACCCAACAGCAGATCCAGAATCAATCCGGACTCGCTGGGCAAGGCTTGCAAGCTGCGTCGACAAACGAGAATCTGGATCTCAACTATCTCAACCAGGAGAACCAGAACCAGCAGAAGATCGCCGCGAACGATCAAAGCTCGCAGAACAGTCTCGGCTCGATCTTCAACAACGTCGCCGACGTCACAGGACTTGGAGCG